ACCGGAAAGAGTGGCAGCGCAATGTGATCTGGCAGGGCCAAACTTTTGAGCCGATGGCGCTTGAAGTGTCAGGGCTTGAAATGCGCAGCGACGGCAAGGCATCTGCGCCAACACTCAGCATGGCAAACAATATCAATGGCATTCAGAATGCGGTTTCAGCTTACTGTCTGCAGTTTAATGACTTTGCCGGCGCCAGGCTCAAGGTTATTACCACGCTTGCCAAATATCTGGATGCTGAAAACTTCAGTTCCGGCAATGCCAGCGCATCAAATGAATGCAAAGAGCAGATTTGGTATATCGAGCAAAAAACCTCTGAAAATGCGCAAGCCGTAAGCTTTGAGCTTTCAAATCCAATTGATTTCGAAGGCCTTAAGATTCCGGTCCGGCAGATCTCGAATTACTGCCACTGGTGCGCAATGGGGGATTACCGCGGCGAAGAGTGCCAGTATACCGGCGCAGCCATGTTCACTGACAAGGATCAGCCGACGGACAACCCTGCGCTGGATCGCTGTTCTGGCCGCCTGGCATCATGCCGTTTACGCAATAATGAAAGCCGGTTCGGCGGTTTTCCAGCATCGAGTTTAATGTAATGAAACTATCTGCAGCCTTGAAAGAGGCGATCCTGACGCATGCGGCTCAGTGCTATCCGGCTGAGTGCTGCGGCGTCATTGTGGCCGGCGCATATATTGCTTGCCGCAATATTGCTGAATCAAAAAATCAGTTTGAAATCCATCATGAGGATTTAGCCTCTGCGGAAGACCGCGGGGAGATTCAGGCTTATGTGCATTCACACCCGAATGCTTCGGCGCAAGCTTCAGAGATTGACTTGCTGCAGATTGAGCTGCATGGCAAGCCATGGGTGATTTGCGCATATCCTGATGCTGAGTTCCATGTCTATGAACCGTGCGGCTACAGCGCGCCGCTGATCGGCCGCAATTACATTCATGGCATTCAGGACTGCTACTCAATTGTCCGTGATTTCTACAGGCGCGAACTTGGAATTGATTTAATGGATTTTGAGCGCGAAGAGCGCTGGTGGGAATTGAAAGAAGGCAAATCCTTATACTTGGATGGTTTTGGCATAGCGGGATTCTCTGAAGTCAAAGAGCCGCAGTATGGTGACGTGATGCTATGCCGAGTCGGCCGCACCGAGCATGTCAATCATGCTGTGATCTGGCTTGGCAATAAAACAGATATGCAATCTGAGCGTACTGAGCCGTGCGTCGGATCATCTATTATCCTGCATCACCCGTATGGCAGAAAATCGGTGCGCGAAGTATTTGGGCCGCAGTGGCAAGAGCGGGTTGTGAAAATTGTGAGGCATCAGAATGTTAAAGACAATTAAGCTTTACGGCATCCTGGCGAAGAAGTTCGGCAGGGAATTCAGGCTTGATGTTGAAAGTTCACGCGAAGCAGTACGGGCCTTGTCAGCTCAAATCCCGGGTTTTGAAAAGTTCATGCTGCATGCGCATGAAAGCGGATTAGCTTTCGCGGTATTTCAGGATAAGTGCAATATCTCAGAATCTGAACTGGACATGAACACGCAGGCCAAAGTGATTAAGATCGTGCCGCGCATTATTGGCGCCGGCGGTGATAACGGTATTTTAAACACTATTCTTGGTGCGGTTTTAATCGTGGCTGGTGCGGTTGCAATGTACTTTGGCCAGGCGTGGGGCGCAAATCTGATTGGTGCGGGTATAGGCATGATGATTGGCGGCGTAGCGCAAATGCTCATGCCAAAAATAGACAATGCGCAGGACCAGAATCAGGACGGCAACAAATCAAACTTCGGTTTTGGCGGCGCTGTCACAACGGTAGCTCAGGGCAACCCGGTGCCGGTGCTGTATGGACAGCGCGAAATTGGCGGGTTTATTGCCAGCGCCGGACAGTATCCGGAAGACATGATGTGAAAGTATAAATAGGTTAAATTCCGGGCGCATAAAGCGCCTTTTTTATTGCTTGGAAGACAGTATGAATATGGCAATTAAAGGCGCCAAGGCTGGCGGAAAAAAGCCGCGCCAGGCTGTGATTGCGGCTGACTCAGCACAGTCCAAAACATATATTAAAATCTTATACGGATTGTCCGATGGGCAGGTTGAAGGGCTGGCTAATGGTCTGCAGTCAATCTATCTGGAAGACACGCCGCTGCAGAATCCAGACGGCAGCAGCAATTTTGAGAATATCACTGCAGATTTCCGTGCCGGAACAAATGACCAGGACCATATTGCGGGTTTTCCAGACATTTCATCCGAAGCTGCGGTTGGTGTGGAACTCAAGTCAGACGCGCCATGGACGCGCGCCATCTCAAATACCAGCCTTGATGCCGTGCGCATCCGCTTCAAATGGGGGCCGCTGCGCCAGCAAAATGCGGATAATGGCGATGTAAACGGCTATACCATTAAGTACGCCATTGACCTGCAGACCGATGGCGGAACATGGGCTGAAGTGCTGAATACGCATATCTCAGATAAAACCTCGGCGAACTATGAGCGCTCGCACCGCATCGACTTGCCAAAGGCTGATGCTGGCTGGACGATCCGCGTGCGGAGGATCACGCCGAATTCAACTTCAGAATATGTCAGCGACAAGATGTATGTTGAAGCGGTAACAGAGGTTATTGACCTTAAGCTCAGCTACCCAAATACCGCGCTGCTCGGGCTGCAGTACGATGCGGAAACCTTTTCCAATGTTGCCAAAATTGCCGTAGACATGAAGGGCGTTAAGATAAAGGTCCCGTCAAATTATGATCCGGTTTCACGCACATATACCGGCATGTGGGACGGCACTTTTAAGCGCGCATACACAAACAATCCGGCGTGGATTTATTACGACATTTGCACAGAAAAGCGCTATGCGCTTGGCAATAGATTGACGGCCGCAATGATTGATAAATGGTCGCTTTACCGCCTGGCGCAGTATTGCGATCAAATGGTTCCGGATGGCAAGGGCGGGCTGGAGCCGCGCTTTACATGCAATATCTATCTGCAGAGCACAGAAGATGCATTTTCTGTGCTGACAAAGCTTGCCGGCGTATTCCGCGCAATTTCGTTCTGGGATGGCGGCTCAATTGTGTGTGATGCCGACATTCCGCAGGACACGCACTTTACATACACCATTGCCAACGTGATTGATGGGATTTTTGAATATTCAGGAACGCGCGCGCGGGACAGGCATAGCGTTGCAAAAGTGGCCTGGGATAATCCGCAGAATCACTACAAAACCGAATATGAGTATGCGCGCGATGAAGCCGCAATTGCCCGGCTTGGCGTGCGTATTGCGGAAATCTCAGCCTGGGGCTGCACAAGTGCGGGACAGGCGCAGCGGGCCGGGCATTGGGCGCTAAAGTCTGAGCAGCTTGAAACGCGGACCGTTTCCTTTAAGGTAGGCTTGGATGGCTACATTCCGCAGCCTGGGAAAATTATTGAGATTGCCGACGAGCTGTTCGCCGGGCGCGCAAATGGCGGCCGTATTTCTGCTGTATCTGCAGATAGCAGGAGCATAACGATTGACCGCGATGATGTGGTGTGCCGCGCCGGCGACAGGCTTGTAGTTAATGGGGAGGACGGAAAGGCGCAGGCGCGCATTGTATCATCGATATCTGGCCGAAAAATCACAGTGACAACCGCTTTCAGCGGCGCTGCTGCGCAAAATGTCTGGGTGGTTGATGCTCAAGATTTGAAGACAATGAAATTCCGCGTCATGAGCATCACTCAGGACGAAAAGCATCAGTTTTCAATCACTGCGCTTCAGTATGAATCATCAAAATATGATGCAATTGATCATGGCGCATTTGTTGACGGCCGCCCGATTTCAATTATCAATCCAACTATTCAGGCGCCGGTCGCATCGGTTTCTGTGTCATCCGAAACAATGGTGCAGCAGGGCCTTTCGGTTGAGACTATGATTATTTCATGGCCTCAGGCTGAGAATGCTGTGAAGTATCAGGTGGAATGGCGCAAGGATGATGGTTCGTGGATTAAATTGCCGCTTGCGGGTGCAAACTCTGTAGAAGTGCAGGGGATTTATGCCGGCAACTACCAGGCGCGCGTCACAGCAATCAATGCTTTTGACATTGCATCGCTGCCGGCATATTCAGCACTGACAGCGCTGACTGGAAAGCAGGGATTGCCGCCGGCGCCGGCATTTATCCGGCCTGTCGGAAAGCTGTTCGGTTTTGATCTGGAGTGGGGATTCCCTGCATCCGGCGCTGCTGATACCGCTTACACCGAGATTAGGATTGCAGCCACATCGAATGGTGCAAATGCTGCGCAGCTCGGATTATTTGCTTACCCAACGAC